TCCTTGCCTTTATTAGCAAGTTTTACAAAGAGAGAAACGAGTATCGGGATGGCAATTAAAATGCCTCCAATTGCCATCTTAAGACTAATGGTGGCAGCCTTGAGTGCATTAGTGCCGGCAGCTGCCTGATAACCCACTTTGGCAAGCATTTTTTGTGCTGCAGCCTCTATTTTGGCATTAGCCGCAACAATGCCTTGCATTTTGGCAAGTTCCTTTTTAGCAATAACAAGTTGTGACACACCTGTTATGCCCTGACCAAATTTAGCAAGTGATTTAAGATAGGGAGAGAGAAAATTAAGGGCTTGCCCCACACTATCTTTTACCTGATTAAAGGCGTTTGAAATATCCAAAATGTTTCCGGCATCAGACTGCCTCATCGATTCGTTGACGCCGGCAACAGACTCATCTACCACCTGACAGAGAATATGCGCACGCTCCATCTCATCTCCGTATAGCAGAATGTGCTGTTGTGCCTCGCTGAATGCATAACCATTACGGCTCAACGCCGTAACCTGACCGTTCATTACTTTACCCAACATCATAGCTATCTGTGCAGCACTTTCGGCACTTGCCCCCATGCCAAGCTGCTGGGCAATCATATTGTTCATTGTCGGCAAAATAGCCTCGAGGCTGTCCGACATTGTCAGATATGTGGCCAATTCCTGTGCAGCAGCCAGTTGAGCCTCTTCGCTAACAACACCTTTACGCTCCTGCTCCTTAATGAGTCGCCTAACAGAATCAATCTCATCTTCTGTGGCATCCATCGTGTTGCGCATTATCCGCTTCAGCTTTGACAACTCCTCACTTTGTGCCCTGTAACCTGATGTCAGCGAATCTATTGCAGATTCCAGTCCGGAGAACATTGACCCTAAGCTTTCCACCACCTGCATTGCCGCAGCAGTGTTAACCAGGTTTCCGTTCAGCTCATTGGTCCTTTGATTAATTTTACGGATGGCTTCTGCGACCTCTCCGGCATCAGCTGTCACAACTTTGAAGGAATCAGAACCCTCTATCTTTATTTTAAACGATATCGTTTGAGACATTTGAAAATTAATTATATATTTGTAGTGCTATGCGTGAGTTTCTATCAAATATCGTTGAACTTATTGTTGCTGCAGGGCCGTTTCTTACGGCATTTGTAATGTTTCTTGCTTATTTTTCCATTCGTTGGCTGATAGGCTACATCAAATGGTGGAAAGAACACCCTAATGGAGTCTAACCTCTTTTCTCAACTTCTTTCATTCGTTCATAGCTGCTTGTGCCCTTTGGTACGGAAGTATCCTCATCATCCCAGGAGAACCTACATATATCGGTAGGCTTCAGGCTCTTTTTGCTGTATGGCGCAAGCACATTGAGCGATATCATTCTTCCTATTTCCCATTCGCGCCGTATGGCATCTTTCGTACGATTGAACCATTCGTCATATATACCTTTGAACTCAAAAGGGGTGCATCGGCAAAAATCATCTAAACTCATCCCGACACACCCCAATGCTATTGACATGAGCGACTCTATCGACTGCTCTTCGGCTCCTTTTTTTTTGAGTCTTCCGGGTTCTCTCGCGCCATCAGCTTTGTCATCTCCTTCACCTCATCCTCTGTCAGAATGTCTTCAAACATTGTTAGGCTGTAGGGCCACTCCACACCATCAGCATTGCAAGCAGAGGCAATACAGCAGTAGAACAACGCTATTAAGCCCTCCAAATCCTCATCAGTGATAGTGGAAGCATCCCTGCCGGTAAGGCGCTTGAAGCGCAGCAGTGCTCCCATTGTTACTCGAAATGGGTACTCCTTTCCTTGAATTTTTACCTGTTTAATCATAGCGCATCAATTAACCTTGGGGAGTGCCGGCAAGCAAATCGAGTCTGGTCTCATCGATAGTTACTGCTCCATCATTCTCCAGAGTTATATCATAGGTACCATCCTCAGCTGCCGGGTTTGTCTCCTCGAGGGTCGAAACAATGAAATTACCAGTCAAATAAGGAGTAGCGTCATTCTGACGTTCAAAAAGTTTTACGGCTACGGGAGCGCCATTTTTCCAAGCAGCCAGTGCTGCCTTGAATCCGCTCTCGGTCTCATTATAAAACTTGAGACCACTTGCTTTCACCTGAACCGAAAGACCGGTAACGCGCTTTGTTTTGAAAAGCGATGCATTACCTGCTTCAACGCTTGCTGCCGGTTTTACCGCAACGTCCTTTGTTTCGGTATTGTAAGTAGCCGAGTGGGTAGTACAATGTCCGACCGCTTTGCCGGCAAATGACATCAATAAGTCACTTCCATTTACATATCCTTGCATAATTTAAATTTTTAATTGTTTGTTTACTGTTTAAATACAAATTGAACATCATTTGAACCTCTTTATACTGAGCCATCTTATCAATTTAAACCCTGATATTCCAAGTAGCGCAGTGAGGGCTGCACCGCCAATATAAATGAGCGTTTTCTGAAACCAGGTAAGCTGCTTTTCGACCTCTTTAACCATGTTACGTGTCAAGTACTCCTTTTGGATGGAGATGTGTTTCGGCACGTTAATTTCAACATGAATCATCTGATCAGAGAGGTTACGCATATTGTGATGCAGTCGCCCATCTTCTACCCATGCATTTGACTCAGCCACCGATGTCTTGATAGTAGAGGTGTCAGTAACCGAAACCTCTGAGGCAGCCTCTTCTGCCGGTATTGGCACCGGTACTATCATGGGAAAGAACACGATGCTGTCTTGTCTCTCGATGATTCGCTCAGGGATACTGTTAAAGTATTCGCACTTTGATGGAATACAGCAGCCGCCGACAATCATGGCCAATAGGATTATGGGTAGAATTTTTCTCATTGCTTTGGTGGTATTGGTTTGTCGCTGTCTTCCTTTACTTTGTCCAGCGAAAGCGTGGTCTTTTTATGTTTTACCCTGGCTGAGAAGCCCTGATCCATAGCTTTAAGGGCAGTGTTCACAGCGGCAAAGGCAAATATTTCTCCTACGGCGGTTAATACTGACCCGTCAATGATTCCCATAGGTGGCACCAAAAAGCCCGCTACGATGAGCACCATCGCAAAGCCGGACAGCACCTTGAACCAGAGGTTGCCTATAGTCGCCTCTTTTAACTTTTCTCCCATTTCATTTTTGGTTTATGCCGATCGATAGCAGCCACTCTTGTACATCGAAACAGGGACAGGCCTTGTTTGCGATTTCTTTGTGTCCAATGATCTTCACTTTAGGATGTTTTGAGTGGAACTTGAGAACATAATCGCGCATAGAATCAAGCTGCTCGCGAGTCCTGGTATCTTTCGGCGTTTTTGCGTCCGAAGCAAGCCCGCCTACGTATACCATATGTCGAGATCTGCCGTTGTATCCCTTTGCGCCGTTAGTGATTTCCCAAGGATCCACCCACTCATCCTCATTGTTAGCTACAAGCCTTTCGACTTCACCGTTAAGATGTATCATGTCGGTATACCCGACCTGTTTCCAGCCACGGCCCCCCTTTTCTTTTGGGGCAATATGCCAACGTCTAATCTCCTCAGAGCTGACCTGGCGTCCTTCTGGCGTGGCGGTGCAGTGAATAACCAGATATCTTAACGGCTTTTTCATTGTTACTCTTTTTTGTTAGTCACCTTTGATGTGGGTTCCTTTTTCTTCGCTTCCTTATCTTTGGTTGCCTTTGGAGCAGGCTTGTTTGTTTTTGATTCAGTTTCTTTAGTTGTCTCCGCGATAGACTTGCTTTCCTCAGATTTTTCTGCTTTGGCCACCTTGGCGTCATAATTCTCAACAGACACTATCTTTGCCAGTTGGCGCGATACCAGGTCATTGACTCTGTCGAGTTCATCTGTCTGAAGCAAGTCTCCGGGAACCAACGTAACCTCAAGATTATATTTGTCTTGAAAGGGTCTTTTAACTTTAAGTATCATAATTCATTCAATTAACCTTGGGGATTTTGATAAGCAGAATAGATCACCACGCCGGCATCTGCCTTCTTATGCATACAAACGAATCTCTGTAGGAAGTTGATGAGGTTGCGGTGGTAGAGAGGATCCTTTTCGGCCTCCGAGTAGTACATCTTTAGCGAACCTGTTGCCTTGAATATTCTCTGAGTATAGAATGCAAATGAGCATCTGAACTCACCGGCTGAAGGAGTTGCGTCAACAGCGAGCTTTGCTCCTGCGGCAGAGTAGTATGGAGTATTGGAGAACTCATAGATATCAAATCCGTAGAGTCGACCGATCTTGCCGCTTACTGTATCTGCGCTATACTGTTTTTCAAACAGCTGCGACCAATTGAGGATGTCCTGCACATGGTCCGGGCACAGCACCAGACGCCTGCCCTGTGCGGGTACTCCGAGAGCATCCATCTTTGCCTTCAAATTGATTATATCTGACTTGGTCATTCGTTTACGGCCTGTTACGCTATCAACCTCACCTGTGGTTGCAATCACGGGTGTCTTTGCCGTATCGCCGGCAGCGCACAATGCATGTGCCGCTTTCTTCATTTTAGACTCGTTTATGGCAGATACGTGAGATTCTTTCACGCGGGCCATCTTATCATACGAGATAGCGTAAAGTTCGTCATCTGTAATTGACGTAGGTTTAGTTTCGAATTTGACCAGCTTGATGGCTATATCACCATCCGGGAGCTCCTCCACTTCGAGGGGGTAGGTTGTATTATCTATTAAAACCTCAGGATCGGCTCCTACGTCAACGAGATGTATTACGTCGTTATCTACAAGAGATGACATATCCGGGACACCATCCAGCCAAGTGCCGGTAAGACCATCACGAAGGGCTTTAACAAGTTCTCCCGTCCAGATCTCCTTATAAACACTCGCGCGCAAGACGTTTGCAGGAAGAGGCATAAAGCTCGCAACGGTTGCGATGCCATTCATAGCGATAGCAGCAGTAATCGGCCCGATGCCGACAGCTGCTCCAAACATGACGCCAACCAATGAATTGAACAGGATGGCGAAAAATAGTGTCATTAACCTTTTCATACTATATTAAAAATTAGATTTGACAATCGAAGCCATATTCGGCTTTGTAGAGTTTTTTGTACTGCTCAGGGTCCTCTGTACGCATCAGTTCCAGCGTATCCGCAGGCACCTCAGAGAGTTTTGCGTAGGAAACGGTTGAAGAACTGGAAGCCCGGTTGATCATTGCGCTTACCTTGCCGGCAGGCGACATGGCTGCCAGGGTGTTTTTCAAGTCCTCAATGCCAACCTTCTGTCCCAGCTGAATGAACTGGTCCTTTCTGTCGGCAGTAATTCTGCGCTCACCGATTGCTGTGTCTACAGCAGTGGTGATGGCCGATAGGGTCATCTGAGCCAGATTGTCGCGCAGAGTCTTTGCTTCTGCCTCTTGCGCCATCAGCTCGGCGATCTTAGTTTTAACATCCGCTTCAGTGGCGGTGTCTGAGAGCCCAAGCATTAGGGCTACTTGTTTAAGTTCCATGTTGTCTTTTTTTGTTGTTATTAATTTTGGTAATGGATTGTCTCCTGCGGCGAGAGTAAGTGTCTTGCCTTTGTATGAGAGGCGAATAGCGTCATCATTTGCGCCAATATCTACAAGGGAAACCTCTGTCAGTTTCCATTTAGTTATGGTTGGCGACGTCTGTCCGGGCTTAAGAAACTTAGGATCATCGCTCATTTCAATGATATCAATGCTAACGCTGAACATTCTCAACGAGCCAAATTCGTACTGCGCCTTACAGGTTCGGCTGAGTTCGGTGGCACAGTCAAACTCAGGCTCTGCTATTACCTCGTCATTTTCCACTAGGATATCTTTCATAATGCCTATCACCTGACCACGCTGATGCATGTAAAGCAACACAGGGTTGCGCTCAAATTGAGCAATATCACCACCTGCAGTAAGCAGCCATGTACCATAACGGTTTAAAGATTCATTTGTAAGTCTTGCACGTTTACTCATATCATTAATTTTTGGCAATGTTACCACCCGCCGAATAGAGTTGCAAAATTGTATGCAATGGTCGCATAATAATGTGCAATGGTTGCATACTTTTTTGTTACTCAGACTATTGGAGCCCATTTTTGACAAAAATTGTTTTCATATGAATAAAGTTGAAGCTGAAAGAAGAAAATCACTCGCGCGATCACTCTACCTTTCCGGGATGGAGATGACTGAGATAGCCGACAAAGTCGGCGTGTCACGCGTGACGGTTAGCAAATGGTGTAATGCCGGGAAGTGGAAAGAAACGCGTGCAGCAAAAAATATCACGCGTCCGGAGTTGGTCAATAAGCTTCTAATGGCAATTAACAACCTGATAGATCAAGTCAACGAGTCGAATGACCCCACGGCAATGGCAGGGCTGGGTGACAAACTGTCAAAGCTCTCTTCTGTTATACAGAAGTTGGACAAGCAGACGAATGTGGTAGATGCAATAGAAGTCTTCATTGCTTTCTCCAAGTGGCTCGAATATCGCTCCAAAACCGACTCTCAAATCACTCCTGAGTTGCTCAAGACTTTTAATAAATACCAAGACTTATATATCGCGGAGCAGTTTAAAAATCAATAATGGCAACCAAGTGGGAAATAAATGAGGCGCGTGCCAGGTGGGATGAGCACTGTAAAATTGTGCAGAGCTATACATCTCAGACAATTCTCGTGGATGAAACACCTGCAGAGAAAGAAATGCGCATCGCATACCTATTATCTCATTATGATAAATTCTGCGAATATTACTTCCCCCACTATTTAAATAAAATCGATCCGGTCACCGGTGAAGTCAAGGTTACACGCAATGCCCCATTTCACAACGCGGGTGCAGCTAAGCTGCGTAAGAACTTCAACTATAAAGGCGTTTGGATGTGGCCAAGAGGTCACGCAAAGTCAACACACCTCGATGTATTCTGTCCTATTTATTTAAAACAACAAACACCCCGACAGCTTAATTACATGGTTGTGGTCGGCAAGAGTGAAGACAATGCCAGAGAGCTGCTCTCATCCTTGCAGGCAGAGTTTGAATATAATCAGCGAATCATCTCCGATTTCGGCATACAAAAAAGTACCGGAGACTGGGCAGAAGGCTATTTCATTACGGCTGATGGATGTGTGTTTAATGCCCTTGGTCGAGGGCAGTCGCCGCGCGGTCTGCGCTACAAGGAGCAACGCCCGGACTACATCATAATAGACGACCTTGAT